GTCAGGAGAAAGACCCCCAAGAAACTTCAGCGAAAGCTAGTGTTCCCTGGGGGGCTCACTCCTTCAAGAAAACCTACTGGTCCCTCTAACGAGAGGCTTCGGTTTCCGTTGGTTTGTGGACTAGTGGCAAAATTGGATGTTTATGGTTTCAACACGGATGTTAGCGCCTTGGACAAATATTGTCTAAGGGCTTTACGTACCGCCTGGGATGGCTATATGATCTGCTGGGCTTTCCTCCTTCCGAGGTTTGTCTGTGGCGCTCCACTTGATCCTCAGGGGTCTCTGGTTTTCCAGAGAATCCCTAAGGTTCTTCGGTGGATGGTCAAGACTCTCCGATATTCCGGGCCTGATCACTTTCACAAGTGTTTAAAACATGTGAAGGATCTGGCTCGGTGGAAGGCTTCAAACTCAGTGTTAGCTCCCCCTAGTAATATTTCCTCAGTCCTTGGCTCCGGGAGGGATATATTGGATGAGTGGTTTCCTGGGATATTATCCCTGGACTTCTCTCCAATGCCCGTCTCAGAGCGACTGTGGTCTATATCTACTTGGGGTCGAGCCTTAGCCCAACCAGGTGAGAAGAAAGTTCTCAGTACCGTTCTCGACTTTCGACGCCTAGTCTCGAGTCCCTTCGAGTGTCCTGAGTTTATTAAAACTCAGGCCGCTGATTGGATGGAGTCTTGGTGTACTATGAAAGATCCTGGACGTGCAGCTATCACCGTGACCTCAGGGTTCGGTCCCGCCGGTTGTCTCGAGTCTCCTCGAGATACTGGTGGGAAGTCCCGATACCTGAGAGTCTTAAATGATAGATATGTCCATGAGGTTGGTACCCTCGTGGAAACTGGGAACTGGAACGCCATCGAGCTCTATTATTTGGTTCGAGAGTTGGTCAACCCAAGGGTTCAATATAACCTTTGGGGGGGCTCTGACTACGGTCAGGGCCGCAGACCTACTCTATACCATATAATGGAAGGTGCCTTGGGTGATACACCCAAGCCGTCTCGGTGGGGTTCCGACTCCATGTTCTGGACAGGTAGCCGGCCATCCAAGGATCCCGCCTTGACTGAGCTCCTCGAGTTAGTAAAACTCGAGGCTCCCGGTCTTGATGATTTCCTTGGTGAGAGGCTGGTTACCCCGGGCGCAAACGAGATCCTCTATGCCAGTGAGGTTGTACCCGTCCTCGAGAGAGGTTATAAGGTTCGGATTGTGACTAAGACTTCGGCCCTAGTCTCCGGCCTTTTGCAGCTCTTGAGGTCAGTGGTATATGCTTTTCTAGCAAATGACCCCGAATGCGTTGTCATGTTCCATGGTTATTCTTCTCATTCGCTGAACGACTGGATAAAACTATGGAGGCGACGGGAACGTCGGGACGAAGGAGGGGGCTATCGTGCCCTCTCTGTAGACCTGACGTCGGCCACTGATACCTTCTCTCGGGGTTTTATTCGATCTTTATGTAAGTCTCTAGAGGCTTACATTATCGATCGGTACCCTGAGTTGGAGTTTCTTCAGTGGGTTACCCCCTTAGTTTACTGTCGTCAGTTGTATTATTACCATAAACGACATAAGAATAAGGTTATCTCCTTAGAGTTCTTTGGAGAGAGGGGAACCCCTATGGGTAATCCCGCAAATTGGTTCTTCCTTCAAATGGCGAACGAGTTCTTCGCTTGCCTAGGAAGGAAGGTTTGCAGGACATCCCTTAGGGGTATCAACCATCGCACTGCGGTTCTCACCCCCGATGTATTCCGGCTCCCTGATCTTCGGATCAGGGCGGATGTCAATCAGGGGAGTGTATCTTGCGGTGATGATGCCCTCCACATAGACCGTTCCAGGATATTCTTCAGGGTTTACGAGTATGGAATTACTCAATTTGGGGGAGCGATTATATCGCAAGGATCCCATTTTGAGTCTACCTCCTCGTGCATCTTCACTGAGACTCCCTATTCCTTAAGTCCCCGAGGGGACCTATGGTACATCGAGTCCGTAAAGTTGAGGATGCTTGTTAGCCCTGAGTTCCGATTTCCTGGAGCTAAGGAGTTACCCGCAGAATTTCTTTGGGGTGAGACCTACTCCAAGGCGCTTGATTGGATGATATGGACTGACTACCAGATCCAAACCCGTATAGCTCTGCTATACTGGTTGGTCCGGCGGGAAGGAGACCTAATGGGGACTTTGTCCCAATTGGGAATCTCGCCACATCTACCTAAAGCCCTTGGAGGGTGGGGATTTACATCGCCGACAGGCCGTTGTTCCATTTCCGTTCGCCAAAGGCGGGCCTTTAAGATTCTGTTAAGGGATGATAAATCCTTTGACAGTTATTTTACAATGGCCTCCTTTGGTGGGATTTGGAATCTTACCTTGTCTGATGATACCTTAGATCATGTTGCTGGGCTAATGGAAGCCTATGCCAGAATGATCGACGGTTTCTCTTATCGGGTTGGTAATAACCTTATAAGCGAGGGTCATCAGTATGTACATCTCACTGATCTCAAAGAAAACTCCGAGGTACTGTATCCGAACCACAAGGACTTATATGTCCCTGAGGATCTAATCCAGTACGACGAGGCTTATAGTTCTGCGTATTCCTTATTCGCAGTGGAAACTAATCATTTCTTTCCCGAGAAGGATCCAGACAAGAGGGTACGTCATAATCTTCTCAAGGTGTCTAAACGCCTTAATAAGATCATTGATAAAACCCTTTTGTCCCATCTCAGGAATTATGATTACGGACCACTGCGGATTTCTGATTTGCCACTAGTCACAAGCTTGAATCTCCGATTCGAGTGGAAGGGTAAGTGTTCCGCTATACCCCGAGATGTTCATTCTCACGTATGTGAGATATTACTCTCGGGTTTTAGGAACTCTTTCCTTTCTTTCCACAAGATTCCTAGCGGCGTGTCACAGGGGTTGGGTCGGGCTGTTCAGCCTGACTTCCTTGTGCCAATGCTAGGTGCTGGAGAAACATGATTGAGCAACACGTTGGAGAGACCACTTTCTTGAAGTGGAGCCCCCC